CATTAGATTTAACGAAGTCAACTCTTCTAGTTTTAGTTGTTGCATTAATAGTATTGATTAGTGGATGTTCAATGTAGAATCTACCACCATCAGTACATAAATCAATCCAGTTCTTAATGCGGAATGCTAAGTCTACTTCATTACGTGGTGCAATTGGAATGCCGTGTACATTAGCAGATTCTTGTTCTAGTAATAATTGATGTGATTGTTGATACTGCTGTTTTAGTTGATATAGAGTTAAGTCAACTTTAGCAGCAAATTCAGGTGATAACCATTGGGCTATTCGTATTGCAACTATTTCATGTACCCAAGTTCCTTGTTCATAAGGATTACCACCTTTAATTGTTTGAACAAGTTCGTTACCCTTAATTCCGGTGATCGTGGAAACCTGTTCTATATAAGACTTTGACCATTTGTTCTCGAAAAAGTGATCTATTCTTTTACCACCTGCTTTGCACATTGCAGTTGCATTCCAATAGTTATCTGAAGTGCGGCGATAAATTGATTCGTTATTAAAATCAAAGGCTTTAACTATATTACTCATTAATTTTGTTCTCCATCATAAATTTAATAATTTGATTAATACCTTGAAATTCTTCACCTTGTTTAACTCTAATAATAGTACAGTTCAATTTAGCAATTAAATACTGTTCACGTTTAATATCGTTATCTTTAATATCTACGTTGTTATGATGTGTTTCGTCGTATTCAATAACTAGATTATATTTTTCATTATAAAAATCTAAATAATAATTATCTACTTTCTTTTGATATTCAAACACTAATAGGTCTTTAAATGTAGATTCTAATAATAATTTAAATTCAGTTTCGTCTCTTTTAAACTCATATCTAATACTATGTACATTTAACCATTGTTGAAAGTACGGTAATAATTTGTTATGAATCCATGTTCCTTGTTTAGTAAAGTTACCACCTTGACGTTTAATTACACATTGTTTTAAAATTTCAGACTCGACTGCTTTAATAGCTTTTTTAGTTCCTGCGTTTTCTAACCAATGTTTAACCTCTTTACCATGCTCTTTAGCAAGTGCTGTAGCGTAAATATATTCATCTAAATAGACATCGCTCATATTACTTATCCTTATTTTTTCTTACCTCTACATCATACTACAATAATTCAAGTTTTAGTTTAATGTAGTTACTAATTGATCTCTTCTCTAGTTCAGCCAACTTAACTAACTGTTGATATTGTTCCTCAGTTACTTTAAAGTTAACCATCTTAGTTGCTAATGTTTTAGTCATAATACACTACTTAATTAACTTACTCATCCACTATATCATACTAACTTAACTTAATTAATGCAAGTAGTTGTCATTTCTCATAGATCTATGTTATCTTAGTTATTAGTTAATTACATACACATAACTACAATGAACGTTGAACATTTAGTAGAAGTTGGTTCTAGAGCAGTTTACGATAAGTTCACTGACACTATTCCTAAGTACAAGTTACAAGTAGCTTTCATGGCTATGATTGAAGCAATTAAAGCAGCATCATTAACTGAGTCAGTTAGCATTAAGGGATTTGGTACATTTAGCACAACTGAAGTTAAGGAACGTACAGTTAGCACTATCTTTACTAAAGAACCTAAGTTAGTTGAAGCTCATAAGAAGGTTAGCTTCAGACCAGCTAAAGAATACAAGAGTAAAGCACGTTACGATAAACAGGGTTAATAGACGAAGTTATTTAACTACTGCAACATAAAGAAAAAGCACCTTCAATTAAGAGGGTGCTTATTTTTTTGGTCACTAACGTTATTATAACATGAACGCATCTGGTGGTAACTTACTATCTACATTTAATCTAGCTACGATACGACCAACTCCAATAACTAATGTTCTATCAAATGTATATTCAATTAGACAAGTTCCATCAGGATGATACGCCGGACTCATGAATGTTATCTCAGTTCTAGTTAATCTAGTTACTATTGCATTATCAAACTGATATTCGATGTTGTCTATAAACAGAGTTATATGAGATTGATCTGTATATGCTTTCTTTAATATCTGATTAATAGTCATAGTGTTATTCAAATAAACCTTTAATATAGTTACGAGTCACATTAACTGTAACACCATAACTACTATCCATTATATGTTCTCTTATTTCAGCACGAGTTGTATTACCTGGACTATCTGTAATAACTTGAAGTGGCATATAAGTAACGATGTTTGACGTAACTAGATGATTAAGTGCCATCTGCATACTATCAATAGCATCATCATTCTTACCACGTGGAAACATAGTAGCTTCTAGTAATAGTGGTTTAATCCAACTATGTACATTCTCATCTGGAACTAATACGTTACCTGCATTAATTTCTGGCACACAACTAAGGATACGTTGTTCTTTATCACCTTTAGTTATGAGTGGTATAAGTCCAGTTATGGTACGTTTAAGTAATGCAATTACAGCATCTCCATTTGCACGTTGTTCAATTAACCTAGTTCTTATCATCGGATACTTATTACACAACTCAATTATGGATTCTACTTGTTTAAGTATATCCATTTTGCCATACACTAAGTCAATAATGTAGAACTTGTTATCCTTACGTCCCATAACTATAAGTGACGTATTATCGCTAGTTTCCTTATCGTTCATAGATAAATCGAATGCCATGCAAGTTGCATCAAACTGAGTTGGAAGTATGTACCAATTCTGCCACCATTCACGCCTAATAAGTCCACCACCGAGCGGAACTGGTTGTTGTTGATATTGACTAGCATAGCTCCATTCCTCGTCCTTCTTGAGCCTCTCAACCACATCTCGCGGAAATCGAATTGGTTCAAGTAATTCATTCTGATTAGTGCGCCAATCAGTCCAACCAATGCGAGTCCAGTATCTCTGAGTGTCTTCATATTCCATTGGGAGACATAGATGTTCCCAAACTCCTTCTTGTTGTAAGAAAAAACCAGTCATATCCATTTCACTAACCCTTTGTTGAACCAAGATGATAACACCTTCTGATTGGTTGTTTAAACGCGACATCAGAGTATTGCTGACCCATTGATTAACTTTATCAAGTGTATTCTTACTATATGCAGCGTTAGCTTTAACAGGGTCGTCAATTATAATTGTGTCTGCACCAATACCAGTGAAGATACCTTCAGGACATGATGTGGCGAATCTACGACCATTAGCATTATTCTCATAGTCATTCTTCATATTCTTATCGCGTCTGAACTCCCATGGTGTAGCACCCATATCGCGCCATACTGTAGCCATACCTCGCTTATACCAATCAGATTGCATTATCTGACGACTATGTACACTACCTTCTTCTGCTAATCCATAACCATAACTAACGTTGGCGAATTTAAGATGAGGCTGCCTTATCCAACAATAGGCTGGAAATGCTTTAGTTACTAATGCTGACTTAGCAGTTCTAGGTGGTACGTTAATTATAAGTCGTTTTATTTCACCAGTTAATGTTGCATCTAGATGTTCGGCTATTGCGTGTAGATGTTTAGCTGGTAGGAATACTTCACCATTGAATGTCTGCCAACTATGAGCTAGGAAACTGTAACTAGATTGATATGCTTGAACGTAACTTTGTTCTTCTAGTAGTGATTCTAATTCATACTGTTCATCCTTATTATCTAGTATCGCTAGTTCATATAACTTGTTCTCTATGTTAGCTAGTTCTTTTTCTAATTGTTCGCGGGAAGTCATATAATGTATGTGTAAGTTAATATGTTTTAATTATGGCGCGTAAATTAGGTAGTAAAGATAAGACCAAGAGAAAGTCTAGAAAGTTATTAGTTAATAGTGCATTACTAGGAATACCAACTGGATTAGGATTACTTGCTGGTAAAGGTGCATCTAATTACTGGAGTAATACTAAAGGTATTGAAAAATATGGAGCTAGAACATTAACTCCTAAACTACTACAAGAATTTTATAACAACAAAGAGCTAACTAAAGAACATCGAAAAGACTTAGTAAAAAGAATAAAAAGTTTAAATAAACCACAATTACAAAAGTTAGATTCTGAAATAAATTTATTAGCGGATCAAAAATTAGAAAGACCTAAGTTCTCTTTATATGAGACATATAATAATCCAGCTAAAAAACTTGAATATGAAAAACAACTTAAAGAATATAACAGATTAGATGAACAACGAGATTTCTATAGACAGATGAGAAGAGAAGTTAGAGATAGTAATAGAAAGGTGAAAGATAGTTATCAAAAAGCTAAAAATGATGCTATACGTTATTACAGAGATACATTACAGGATGAGGCTTTAAAATATGCTGATACAAAAAGAGATAGATTATATAATACTGCATACAGTAAAGTTAAACGGGTTAACTTAATTAAAGGTGGACTAATTGGCTTAGGAGTAGGTAGCGCATTACTTGGAGCTAATGAATC